CGTGTTTTTTTTTTTTTTTTTTTAAAAAAAAAATAAAAAGGTAGGAAAAAAAAATGCAATCATAGTTCTTTCAAGAAAATAATCTCACCTTTCAAACCAAGTGATTCAGTCGGCCAGGATCTCTGTCGCTCCTTGTGTGTTCGAGGGAGGTAGTTGAGTCCAGCTGAGAGAGTAGTGTGATACGTGGGGAAGGTAGAGCCTTTGAGGTTATCAAAAACGTCTTCCATTCCTGCGCGCTTCATCCAGCGGAGTTGTTTCCAATCCGGTTTGATGTCTTTTTCGACAACAATAGTGTTCCATAGGTCCAGACATAGGTCGTAGAACGGTTTGCTGCATCCTAATGCTGCATATGCGAGTCCGCTCGCTGATGCTGCTAGTCTTCCAAGATCTTGTGGTTTCTCGGGAAACATTAGATGAGACAAAAGGTCTTCGTCTGTCCGTTTGGGTTTGCCATACACGTTGTTGTATCCCAGTGCGTAGAGGGAGTTCGGGTGATCACCAATTCCAGATTTGTCATCGCTGAGTTTAGCATTGAAGTAAAACATTGCTTTCTCGGCCATCATCGACAGAAAGTGTCGTCCATAAGCGAAGAACTTGCGTTCGGGGAACGCGAGTATTGCGTCGTCGCCTTGGAATCGGGACTTGAAATCATCTGATTCGATATTCACGCCAAGTGAAGATAGAACAGTGTAGGTCATGATCATGTTACAGAAGGTATCCATTAGCTGTGTCTGTTGGTATCCAGATCCGAAGCCATTGTGGGTCCACATCCATAGTTCGCCGTTTGGTAGCTCGATTGGAGTTGACTTTATTGAGTGAGTCATCCATTTCCAGAGTCTTTCGATCCGTTCGGGACTGTCGTCTCGATCCAGGTCACCAGGAACTGTAGGGTTTGGGTACCGCGTAGTGGGCTCGTAGCTTGAGAAGTCGTAGTATGATTTCCATATGTTATGGACGTCATCGATCATCTCGTGTAGGAGTCGTCTGTCGAATCCGCTCCAATCCATCGAAATATAAGTCGAGGATCTGTGTGAGTGGAATTCGTTCATGATTGCTTGCCAGCCGCCTTTGCCAATTTCACGTTGCCAGAAGAGTCTTCCGCGTTTCGTGTTTTGATATGTGGCTTGTAGGGGCCAAATGAACATGAGTTCAGCCATTAAGAGTAGTTTCGGTGCTCCGAATACGGCTCTTACTTTGTCAGGCTTGTCTTCAGGTACGACATGTGTCCGCAAGTGAAGTTTCAAGTTCTGGTAGGGGATAGGGGTTCCGTCCTCTTTCCAAAAGTCTTGATGTCCTTCCTTGATTTGGTG